ATGGATCTCATCGCCGAGTACCGCAGCCACCTCACCGACCTCGCCCGCTCCCCCCGCACCATCGACGACTACGAGGGCATCCTCCGCCGGGCCGACCGCCAGCTCCCCCACGGCCTCGCCGGCGCCTCCGCCGACGAACTACGTGCCTGGATCTTCGTCGACCGGAGAGGCCCAGCGTCGCGCCTGCTCTACCGCACCATCGTCTGCGGCTTCTTCGCCTGGGCGACCTGCCCGCCCGACGACCCGGACACCCCATGGCTCGACTACGACCCATCCCGGCACCTCCCGCAGGTGCGGCGGCCGCGCCGTAAGCCGAAGCCCGTCAGTACCGAGCAGCTCACCGACATGCTCGGCCGGGCGACCGCCCCGTACCGAACCTGGTTCCTGCTCGCGGCCTACGCCGGGCTGCGGTGCGTGGAGATCTCCCGCTGCGACCGGGAGCACGTCACCGAGGCCCAGGTATGGGTGCCGTCGGGCAAGGGCGACCGGGAGCGCTACGTGCCGACGCACCCGGCACTGTGGCGGGCGGTCGCCGACCTGCCGGCCGGACCGATCGCCCTGGACCACGACGGCGTGACCCGGCTGACCCCACAGAAGGTCGCACACCGCGGTAACCACCAGCTGCGCAAGATGCAGGCCGGCGCGTCGATGCACCGCTTGCGGCACTGGTTCGGCACGCAGACGTACGCCCGGACCAAGGATCTCCGGACCGTCCAGGACCTGCTGGGGCACGCCGACGTGTCCACGACGCAGGGGTATGTCGAAGTCGTCGACGCGCAGCGCACCGCGGCGGTCGCGGCTCTGCCAGACTTGACGTGAAACACCAAAGGAGGCGCCGGGCTCAGTGAGAATGAGCCCGGCGCCTCTGTCTGTGCGGTTCAGCGGTAGCGGCGTACCACCCTTGCCCGGCGCCATCGCGTGTTCGCGGTACCGGCTGCGGTGATGGTGCGCTGGTTGCGGCGTTCGGCGTACTCGATGCGCGGCGACCAGGTCTCACGGCGGCTGACAACGATGACCTCGACGAGCCCGGCACGGAGCAGGTCGTAGGCAGCGTTCCAGTCACGGACGATGCCGTAGAAGTGGTAGCCGCACGCTTCACAGTGTTCGAGGCTGGCGGCGGTGGTTTCGTCGGCTCCTTCTGGACAGAGAACTGCAGCGCTTGTAGGCACGATCCCCCCGATCGTTTCCTGTTCCCGCAGGTAGCGGGGCTGGGGAGACAGTCAATCTTGGTTACCCGCCCGACCACATCCCGTAACCGGCCCGTCACGCAGTCGATCGTTTTCGGTCACCTCTCAGCCGAACGGTTAACTTTCCGTGCGACTGCCCGATTGGAACATGCGTTCCATTGCCTGCGCCGATCCGACCGTGCATGATGTCGCCCGACTAGAGACGCCTCCGGCACTGCCGGAGGCGTCAGGGATCATCTCCATAGCGTCAGGACCATGCCGCGCACGGGCCGTCTCATGGGTGCCGCCGAGATCGCGGCGCGGCTCCGCGTAGGCGAGACCAGGGCCAAGCACTACACCAGCCTCCCCACCTGGCCCGCCACCTACGACGAACTCGCCATGGGCCGCGTCTGGGCCACCGAGGACGTCGAGGCATGGATCGTCGAGCACCGGCCCGACCTCAACGAAGACGCGGACGAGTAGCCAGGGCCAGCTGACGCAGGAACCCCACCGCCTGCTCGCGGTCCTGATGCGTGCCGATCGGGGCAGAATCCCCGGGCCGCCAGGACGCCCAGCGAACGGGGAGATCGGGTAGCTGCTCGGTTGCCACGTAGCCCAGCACCTCACTGCCGTCGACGATGAGTTCGCGGGTCATGCGCGCCTCCATCCGCCGACCGCGACACCGCAGTGCGGGCACGGCTCCTGCCGCTGGTTGGGGTTCGTGCCGGCCGGGAAGTCCGTCTTCTTGCCGCAGAGGTAGTGCAGCCAGGTCACCATCGGCGCCACGCCCCGGACGGGTCGCGCCAGCCGAACAGCAGGCGGCTGTCGGGGATGGGCCCGAACTCGCGGCCGGGCGGGTAGGTGGCACTCAGGCGCACGTAGGCGCCGTGGTCGGTTCGGCGTGAGACGATCGCGAACCGCTGGAACTGAAGGATGTACGGGTCGTCGTCGGTCGGCACCACAGTCACTTCGGCACCTACGTGCGGTCGCATACCGCCTCCCCAGGAAGAGCGGCAGGGCGGACATTCCACTGGTCACCGCCTCGCCGCGGGCTGGCGCGGACGGACGGGGTTCGCCCATCTCTGGGATCCCAGAACCGCCCGCACCGCAGGACTTTAGGACCCGCTAGGAGGATCGTCTAGAGCAACCGGGTCTTACGTACCAGTAAGGGTGAAGTCACTTAGCGTCTGATCTTGTGGACCTGAGCGACGTACGCATCATGGGCACGGCCGAGATCGCCGCGCTGCTCAACGTCACGCCCGCACGGGTCTCGCAGATCGCCGACAGCCGCAAACTCGACTTCCCGCGCCCGCGCTGGGAGATCAAGGCAGGCCGGGTCTGGCTCGCCCAGGACGTCGAGGCGTGGGTCGCCGAGCATCGGCCAGCGCTCGCCGAGGAACCCGAGGGTTCGTAGCTACCCGCGCGGCCCGTACTTCCGGTTGAGCGTCGACTTGCTCAGCCCGGTCTCTTCGCACAGCACCGTGTCCGGCACGCCCGCGACCCGCGCAGCGTGCGCGTCAGTCCACGCTTGATCTTCAGTGTCACGGGCTTTCTTCGCCGATTTCACCGCCACCGCGAGCAGTCTCCGCTGCTCATCGGTCAGTTCGGTGATCGGCCTTGGCATGGCGGTCACGCTATCACCCCTGTCTCACTTGACACACGGTCCTGTGTGGCGTGTACGTTGTTAGTGTTCCATTTGGCAAACTAACACACCGTCGGGATGGCGAGGCAGGACCACGTCGTCGGCCACCCCGGACCCAGACCCGCCGACTGCGGAGGAACCCCGTGACCATCACCGCCACGCCGCCGCGGCGCACCCGCGAGCAGCTCCTGACCGAAGCCCGCCAGCACGTCGGGTCCGGCTCGATCCCGTCCATCGAGACCCTGCGGGCGACCTTGCGCGTGCGCCGGGAGACCGCCGCCGACGTCTGCCGCACCCTGTCCCAGGAGCGCGCCCAGCGCCGCGCCGAACGTGCCCGCCAGGGCCGTGCCGCGTTGGCCGCGCTCGCCCGCCGGAAGAGGCCGCGCCCCCGCCCGGCCGTGGTGATCGCGTCCGTCCCCGAAATCGCCCCGGCCCCGGCCGCCGAGCTGGCCGCGCCCGCGCCGGTCGAGGTGACCGGGATCGTTCGAGACAAGGCTGTCGCGCCGGTCGCCAAGGCTGCCCAGACCCCTCCCCGCCCTGCTAAGCCGCTTCGCACGTGGCCGGTTCTGATCCTGTGCCTGCCCGCGTTCGTCGCGATCTGGGGCGGCTGGGTCGACCTCGGCGGCATGACGGGCTTCGGCGTCGTCCACCCGTTCCCCGGCATCCCCCGCCTCGAGGATTTCACGATCAACACGGCGATCACCCTGCCGTTCGGGATGGAGACCTACGCCGCCTACGCGCTGCACGTCTGGCTGTCCGGGCGCGCCCATGGCAAGGCCCTTCGCTTCGCCCGCAACTCGGCGGTCGGGTCGCTCCTGCTCGGCTTCAGCGGACAGAGCCTCTACCACCTGATGGCCGCTGCCGGCTGGACCGTCGCCCCGTGGCCGATCACCCTGCTCGTCTCCGGCATCCCCGTCGCCGTCCTCGGCATGGGTGCCGCACTCGCACACCTCGTCCGCTCAGACGCCCACCAGTAAGGAGACAGACGTGCGCGGCACGTACACCCGATGGACGCAGGGACCCGGCGGCATGCTGACCGCCGACATCCTCGGCAGCGACACCAACGTCCAGGCCTGCCCCAGCACCGGCACCGTGCTCGCCTGCGTGCCGGACCGGCCGATGTCACCGGACGAGGCCCGCATGGTCGGCGTCCGCCTGGTCGAGGCCGCGGCGCTCGCCGACGGCGACCGGAGCATCCGCAAGTAGGACCCCCGGCAACTCACCCCCCTTCACAAAGGAGAACTTCACCGTGTCGGAGACCAACGGCGGCAAGCCCCGATCCGGCTTCCTCGGCGCCGAGGACGGCGCGCTGCAGGACAACGTCGCCTTCCTGGAATGGTGCGAGCGAGCCCGGTTCGTGCTGCACGCCGGCGCCCTGGAACTCGGCATCTTCGCGTCCGAGGCCGACGCCCGGTTTCGGAAGGTGTCGCGTGGCCTGGTCATCGCCAACATGTCGTCGACCTACCGGGCCCGCCAGGTGTCCAAGCCGATCGCGCAGGCCGCCGAGGCGCTGGTGGTGGCGTCCCGGTACGTCATCACCGCGTCGAACCGGTACCAGGCCGTCTACCTGCCCGAGCTGGAAGCCGCCGGCTGGAAGGGCCACACGTCCAACTCCGCTCACGGCTTCCGGGCGATGTGATGGCGCGGAAGGCGAAGCTCCGGCCCGCCGGTGACGGGTTCGGGTCCGTACACACCGTGCGGATCCCGCTATGGCCGTACCTGGTGGCGCCACTGTGCTGCACGGCGGCGCTGCCAGGCGCCTGGGCGGGGCACCACTTCTTCGCCCGGGACGCCGGGTCCGCCGGCTGGACCGGCTTCTCCCTGGCCCTGACCGCAGTCGGGCTGACGCTGTTCGTGTTCGTCGCGTCGATGCCGCGCGGGCGGGTCATGAACTTCATGGCCACCGCGAACTCGGTGCTCGCGTTCCTGTGGCTCGTGCCGGCCACCCTGAACGGCCCGTGGTCGAAGGCGATGATCGGCACGTGGCTGCTGCTGACGCTGCTGATCTCGGTGGCGTGCGCGGTGTACCGGATCATGCGGCAGGCCCGCGGCGAGGATGACGGCAGCGGCCGGATCCTGAATGGCGAGTTCGCCGAGCTGGGCGACGCGGTGAAGCAGCTCAAGGGCGTTAAGTTCTCGCGGCCGAAGGTCGACGGGGCGAAGGTATCGGCGACGATCGAGATGCCTCCCGGCCGGACGTTCGCCGAGGTTGCCGCAGTGAAGTCCGAGCTGGCGTCACTGCTCGACGTCAAGGCAACCTCGATCCGCACCATCGATAACGCGGACTCTGAGCGCCGCGGAGTCGTCAGCGCGGTGCCCGTCGACCAGCTGCGCGATGCGATCCCCGACCCCGGCCCGTCGGCACCGGGCCGGTCCATCGCGGAGCCGATCGTGCTGGGCCGGGCCGAGGACGGCGGCGATGCCGAGGTGATCCTGCCCGGCGACCCGAAGGCCCACCGCAACGCGGTCGGCATGATGGGCGTCGTCGGCATGTCCGGCTCCGGCAAGACCGAACTGCTGCTGCGCCTGGGCAAGGAGGTCGCCACCCGCACCGACGTGGACCTGACCATCGCGGACGCCCGTAAGGCCGGGCAGCTTCCCGACTGGCTCAAGCGGGCGTCCAAGCGGGTGGCGGCCGGCGCCGACGAGGCTGAGGCGCTGCTCGACACCCTTGAAGCCCGGGTCGCCGAACGTGCCGGGCAGCTCGGCAAGCGGGGTTTCAAGCAGTGGGAGCAGGGGTGTGGCCTGCCGTTCGAGGTCTACATCATCTTCGAGGCCGCGAAGGTGGTCGCCGGAAACCCGGCGATCGTCGACCTGGCCGAGTCGGTCCGCTCGGTCGGCATGTGCCTGATCCTCGAAATGCAGCGGGCCACCTACGACCGGCTGCCGACGTCGGCGCGCAGCAACATCACCACGTGGGTCGTCCTCGGCGTCGAACGCGACGAGGATGCCGTCGCGGCCCTGTCGGAGGAGACGCTCCAGGCCGGAGCCGCACCGTGGAAGTGGAAGAACGCCCGGCCCGGCTACTTCTACCTGGAGTGGGCGGGCCGGGACCGCGAGCTGTGGTCGGCGCCGTGCCGGTCGTTCATCGAGAGCGACGAGCAGCGGGCCGCCGACGTCGCCGAGGTGCTCGGCTGGACGGACGCTCCCGTCGCGGACGTCCAGCCGGCACCGAAGCCGGAGGTGGAACCCGAGCCGGAGGAGATGCCGGGGCTGGATCCGGGCGACCCGCCGGACGACGTCGACCCGGCCGAGCCGATCCGGGTGCCGGACGACTTGCCCCGGATTCCGCTGGGGGAGGGCCGCAAGCTGCCGACCGCGGTCGCCATGGACCTGCTCCGCTCGCACATCTGCGACCTCGGCGACGCCGGCGCCGAGTACGTGAAGCCGTCCGAACTCGGGGATGTGCTGGCGCAGACAGGCCTGTCCGGGTCGTGGCTGTACCAGGCGCTCAAGGACCTGACTGCGGGCGACGAGCCGCTGCTGGCCAAGCCTCAGCGGGGCGTCTACCGGATCCTGATGCCTGCCCCGGTGTGACGACGAGTGATCAAGGCCGGGCTCATGCGCACGGTGCACACCGTGCGATCGGGTCCGGCCGGGTCCTGTGTAGGGGCCCTGTGAATGCGCCATATGAAAGACGGTGCGAACCGTGTGAACGATACGAAGTCACGGAGAGTGAATCATGGGAGTAGGGATCGCCTTCGGGTTCGGGGTGATCGTCGGCGCCCTCGCAGCCTTCGCCGGTGGCCGACGATACGAGGCCGCCGCGGCGGCGAGCATGGTCGCGGCCGGCTACGTCAGCATCGCGCGGGCTCGATGGCGGGCCGCCTTCCGGTCGGTCGCGCTGGCGGCGCTCGTCATCGCCGTGGGGGCAGCCGTGGTGATGGCCAGCAGGTGACCCCAGACGCAGAGAACCGCCCCACCCGGCCGCGATGGCCAGGTGGGGCGGTTCTGTGACGGGCGCAGGAAGGTCTACGGGTTCGTTCGGCGCACCGCGCTCGGGTCGTTGGGCTCACCGACGGTCGACGTGACGATCGACGTCAGCAGCGAGGCGATCGCTGCCAGGGCGCCGACGGAGGCGACGTCGCCCCAGTTGACGTCCAGCACGCCCATGCCGTCGCCGGTGAGCAGCGCGAGGGAGGCCTGCGCGAACGTCTTCACGGCGCGCTCGGCCGCCTGCTTCCAGAAGTTACCGGTCCACATCTTGTTGGCTCCTGTCGGACGAGTGTTCTAATGGCGGGATGGAGTGAACTCCCGGATCCGCAGCCGGACTAGGTGATCAGGCCCTCGGGCCATGCCGGCGGCGGAGGCGGGTTGCCGTCCGCGATGTGCCGCCGCAGCTGGCCGATGTAGTCACCCTGGATCCGCACGTGCCGCTCCAGTGCCGTGATCCGCGCACGGTCATCGGCCCGGCCGGCGCGCAGTTCCTTGATGTCCTCTTGGTGCTGGTCGATCATCTGGTGACCGGCGTCGGATTTCAGCTTCCGGTCCGAGCTGCGCCGAGTGAGCACGGCGGAAACGACGACCCCGATCAGCGTGAGCACAGCCCCCGCAACGCCGATCAGAGGGTCCATGGGCGCCACCTTCCCGAAGACCGGCGCGCTGCCGGAGGGATGCCGCCCGCGACCAGGAACACGAAGCCCGCGAATGCGAGCCAGATGACTGCGCTGACGTAGCCGAGCGGCACCTGGCCGGCGATCCAGCCGAACAGCGCGTTCAGCCCCCACGCCACCTTCAGTCCCACAGCGCACATGAAAGCCGGGGTGTCGTACGTCCGGAACGCGTACCAGAGGCAGATCGCGCCGACCGCGCCCCAGCAGAACGCCCATACGGTGAGCGGTGCGACTGCGTCCATCCAGGCGTTCAGCGGCGACATGGGGCGTGCGCTGGTCAGCAGGTTCAGGCAGTACACGAGGTCGAGCAGGGTGAAGAAGAGCAGCGCGGCACCGCGGCGGCCGATCCGCTGGGGAAGGGCGGCGCGCACCTGCTCGGTCACGACGCGAGACGCTCGGCGAGCTTCTGCGCTACCAGCTCGGCCAGGCCGTCAGGCAGAGACTCGGCGACCTGGGCGGCCACGGCCTCCTCGTCGAGCAGATCCTGACCGGCCAGTGCCGTCGCGGTCGCGGCCGGCAGGCTGAGCACCTGGGCGCGCAGCGACTCGATCGCCGCATCGTCTCCGGCGTTGTAAGCGGCGAGCGCGTCGAGGACAGCCTTGCGGGTGGCGGCCTGGCGGGCGTCCTCCCAGGCGAACAGGGTCCGCACGGTTCGCCTGGTTCCGTCCGCCATGACGATGTCGCGGCTGAGCAGCTCGTCGACGATTTCCTTGGCAGTGGCCATGTCGTCCTCCTCGACGCCCCAGGGGCGCGTGTCGCTCTCGGCTCGGGTCTCGTAGCGCCCTGAGAAGTGCGCGTGGTTGGTGTGAGGGTCGGAGCCGCCGTAATCGCGCGGCTCGAAGTCGTTGTCCTTGTCGTAGATCTTCCGATCGAAGATCACGTAGTTGAGGCGGCACATGTCGTCCGGGTCGAGCCACTTCGCCCGCTCGCCCGCGATAACGGCCATCACGAGGGACCGGAAGGACCGGCCCGCCGGCCATGGCCCGGTCGAGTCGATGTCGAGGGCGTGGACCTCGTTCTTCGAGTCAGCGTCGTGGTCGCGTAGAACGCGGGAGTCCTCGTCCGGGGTGTGGTCGGAGGACGAGGTGTGGCTGCTGTCGCCGATCGCGCCGTCAGCGCCCTTGTCGCGGCCCGGTGCGATGGCGTTGAACTCAGTGCGCAGCTGGACGAGGGAGGGAATGAGCACCCATGCGGCCATCGGTCCTCCTACGGCGTCGGCGGGATCTGGGCGAGCATGTCCGCAGGCCAGGGGCCGGGGGTGTATGCGGCGGCCAGGCGGGTCTGCCACTCGGCGTCCAGCACGATGCCCTTGTCGTGCAGCGCCTTCGTGACCATGCCGATGAGGGCGAGCAGGCTGAGGTTCTGCACGTACAGCTCGCGGGCGACGCCGTAGATGTTGACCCCTATCTGCTGCGTCGCCGAGGTCTGCGCGGCGAGCAGGAAGGGCACGTATTCCGGGGTGGTGAGCACCTTGCCTCCTAGAACGGGACGACGTTGATGCGGCGAGTCGCGAAGGTTCCGGTGCCGCCGCTGACGCGGTACGCCATGGTGAAGACGTTGGAGCCGGGGGTGAGGTTCTCTTCCAGGTAGGTGATGCCGTGGAAGAGCTGCCCGGTCAGGTCGTAAGAGGACGCCCAGTTGTCGGACGCTGCGATCGACGACGCTCCGGAGATCGCCACGCTGGTCCACACGTTCGTGCCGCCCACCGAGGTGCTCTGGCGGCAATGGAACGCGATCAGCGCCTTCGGGCCCGTCGTCACCGTGACCGCCGGCCCCGCCGTGCCCGCGCCGCCGGACAGTGTTGAGGTGTACGACACGGACGTCGTGGTCTCGCCGCCGTTCTGGCCGGCCGCGTCCGGGGTGCGCTGGGCGATGACGTTGGTGCCGCTGACCGCGAAGATGGAGCCCGCGACGCTGGCGAGTGCCGGGGCCGTCATCAGGAGGTTGTCGCGGACGCTGGCGTTCCACTGTGCCGCGGTGAGCGAAGCATTCGCGACCGCAGTTAACGGCGTGGACCATGCCATGGGGTCAGGCTCCGATCTCGCGGCGCCCGGCCGCGACCAGCTGCTGGTGGAGGATGCCGCCGACTGCCCGGCCGTCGAGGGTGGCGAGCAGGACCGGCCGCTCCCCGGCCAGCCCGGCGAGCGCCAGGATTTCGGGGGTGAGGCAGCCGTGGGCGGCGTTCTCGGCGAGTAGGTCCTCAAGGGTTTCGCCGGGCAGCCAGTTCCGGGTTCGCCCGACCGGCCGCATCTCCAGGATCGCCTCGATGGCCTGCGGGTCGGCGGGCCAGATCACGGGGGCGTCGATGCCGCAGCCGCCGAGCCCGGTGCACACGAAGAGGTTCTGGCCAGGATCGAGGGCGAGCGCATTGGTGCACAGCGGCCGTGGGCAGCGAGCCACCCACCGGCCCCAGTTCGCCTCGGCATAGGCCACGCCCGCCAGCGCGAGATCGGACATGCAGCGGCCTGCCTCTCGGGTCTACGGTGCGGGGATGAGTGATGCTGTGCAGGCGTTCGAACGGTGGCAGGCGCGGTGGACGCCGGAAGCCATGTCGGCCCGGGCGGCGGAGGAGCGAGCGGAGCGGGGGCAGGTACGCGAGGCGTCGCCCTTGGCGGAGCTGACCCTCGACGCCTTATGGGAGAAGCTCGGCTTTAGCCGCGAATACGCCGAGCACCTCGTCCAGCCCTACTGCTCCTGCGAATGCGGGCACGACGGCTGGCAGTACTGCCAGCACGCCAATGACCTCGGTTGGCCGGACCGGGAGTGGATCCGCTAGTAGCTGAAGACGCCCTGGTCGAAGCCCTGGCCTGCGGTGTCGAAGCGGAACATGGTGGCCGGGTTGTCGAGACCGTCGCCGACGAACCGGCCGTCGTCGAAGCCCCGGCCTGCCACGTCGAACGTGAACGGCGTGCTGACGACTGCTGGGATCTTCTCCAGGCCGAACGTGGTCACGTGCTCCAGGCCGCCGCTGCCGACGGTGTGCGAGATCTGCTCGATGAAGCAATCGCTATCCAGGCCGGTCAATGACTCGGTCAGGTGGATCCGGTCGGACAGGTTCCGGCCCAGGCACTCGGCGAGCCGGGCCGCCCCGCCTGCTCCGCGCATCGTCACGGTGATTGTCGGGAGCCGCTCGGAACGGCGCCCGACAATCAGCTGCAGGATCGCCAGGGTGTCGTACGGGTTCGCCCAGGTCGGCAGACGGCCGCCGTCGAGCGACTTACGGCCGTACTGGGCAATTGACGACGGCTCCTCCACGGTCACGGTCACCGTCGTCGACGTGATCGCCTGCGCACGCAAGCTCAGATCCTGGACGATCGCGCCGGCGGCCGAGGTGAGGGTGATAACGGTGGACTGCCCGGACGTCCGGGAGATGCCGATGGAAACCGTGCCGGACACCAGCGTGTAGTCGGTGCCCGCTACCGGGTTGAGAGCGCCGGTGAACGGCTGCCCGGCCTGCGCGGTCACCGTGACCGGGGTGCCGGCCGGGATGGTGATCAGGCCCTGCGAGGACCACACCTGCGACGGGCTGACCGCCACGGTGCGGACCTGCACGTCGGCGGAGACCGCGTTGACGATCTCCTTCCAGCCGTGGTTGTAGCTGACCGGGTCGGAGATGCACGGCTCGGTCCCGGACGACCGCCACGTTGATTGGACGTTCAGCGACTGGGTGCGGGTGAGACGGTGGTGCCGGTCCCGGAAGACGATCCGGCCCTGCCCGTCGACCGTGACCAGGGCGGCCGGGCCCTCCGAGTCGGCGAGCTGCATCAGGGCGTCGAACGCGTCGGTGTCGTCGAGCCACCAGAACGGCAGCACGGACACGCCGGCGTCCAGGTCGCGGGCGTCGGCGGGCCAGCCGATCGCGTCGAGCAGGTAGCCGATCGCCTCGCCGGTCTTGATCGCCTGGTACAGCGGGGTGGTCACCTGCACGCCACGCATCCGGCCTAGCGCGTCCATGCAGGTGGCGGGGACGGCCCGGTCGTTGATGCCCGGCTTGATCTCGAAGTCGTCGAGGTAGCCGGTGTACAGGACGGTCGTGGTGGCGCCGGATGTCGCCTGGAACTTCACCGGCCGCCCGGGCGTGACGAACCCGGCGACCGGCGAAGACGTGTTCTCCGGCGAGTAGTCGCGGCTGCGGTTGTCCAGCATGAACCCGGCCTCGCCGGGCGAGGTGGGGCTGAACTGGCGGGCCTGGTCGCGGCCGTACCGGAAGGTGAGCGGCTGGCGCTGGTCGAGGGTGCGGGCGGTGACGTCGTCGACGGCGGTGTCGGCGAACCCGTTGGCGAGCCAGTCGATCAGCAGGCGGTAGGCGGCAGGCATCAGATCCGCCCCCTGCGCTTCAGGTTGTCGACCGCCCCGGACAGCCAGTTGTCGACCTCGGCCGGGCTGCCGATGACACCGTGGTTCTCCAGCACGATCGTCACCGAGGTCCCGCCGCCGGCGCCTCCGCCGTGCATCGGGGTGACCCGCTCCGGCTGCCAGTTCTCACCGAACGAGTAGGTGTTGCCGGACGCGCCGACGCCGAAGACGGGCTCCTGGATGACACCGCCGTCCTTCATGGCGATGTGGATGTGGTTGCGGTGCGCCTCCATCAGGGACGCGTTGAAGCTGCCCTTGTTGACGCCGCGGGTGTACGCGTAGTCCCGGTTCCGGGTGCGGTGGATCAGCTCCAACGGCCGCTTGGCCGCGAGGAACGAGGCCAACGCGTCCTGGTTGTAGCCCATCCAGTCGACGGCGCGCCCGCTCCCGTGCCACAGCGGGTCGCCGGGCCGGTAGCTGTTGCCGAACTCGCCGGACAACGGGCCCGTGGCCTTGATCAGTGCGACGATGTTGCGCCACACCCCGGAGTCGCCACGCTGCGCGCCCGGACCGGACGGCCACGACCCGAAGTCCGGGGTGACCGCCTTTGCCACTTCGGCACGCGACGGGATCCGCGTCATCGCCGACGTGGCCGGGAACGGCCACGTCGCGACCCGGCCGCCGCTGGCGTAACCGGGCGCCTGACCGGTCGCGTTCATCTCGTCGAGCAGCCCCGGGTGCGCCGCCTCGATCTTCTGCCGCGACGCCTTCTTGATCACGAACTCGTCGGCGTGAACGACGCCGGCCGGGTCCCACTTGCTACCGGGTCCGGTCCAGCCGCCCTCGGCATACCAGCGGCCGTCCTCGCCCTTGATCGGCCCGTGGAAGCCCTTCGGGATGGTCCCCTTCTTCAGGGCCTGCTGGTAGACGCTGAGCCTCTGGAGCTGCGCCTCCGTGACTGCGACACCGGACGATGACACCTTGGTGTTGACCTTGTCGGGGATCTCCTCGTAGGAGCCGACAAGTCTGTCGATCTCCTTCTTCGTGAACCCGGCCTGCCGCATGGTCTTCTTCAAGTTCTCGACGTCGCGCGCGTACTTGCCGTTGGCGACATCGAGGGTCTCACCCTCGTCAATGCGGGCCTGCCGGAGGTCTTCGATGGCCTCCAGCTGGTCGAGGACCGCGGTACGGTTCTTGCGGCCTTCCTCGCTGTTCAGCGACAGGGTGCGCGCACCCGTCTTCAGCTCCGCGGTGAGGGTGACCGTCGATTCCTTCAGCTTCAGGACCGCCCGGTCGGCGGACATCTGCTGGTTGAACAGCTCCTCGAACTGCTTGTTCAGCGCCTCGGTTTGGTCCTTGGCCTGCTCGGCGGCGACAACGTAGTCGTCGAGGGAGTCCGCCGTCTTGACGGTCTGCTTGCCAGCCACCTCGACCGCGGCCGCGTACTGGGGGAACTGCTTCTTGAAGTCCTCCATTGACACGCCGTTGACCGCGAGGGTCTGCGCCAGCCGGTCGAAGGCGGCCTTGGCCTCCGAGGCCTTGCCGCCGGAGACGAGCTGGGCGAGTGCCTGGTCGACGGAAGTGACGCGTTCCTTGGTCCGGGCCAGCGACGTGTTCGTGCCGTCAAGGCCCGGGATGATGGACTCGAGGCCGCCCTGCAGCCCGCGCGCCCATGCGTCCTTCGTGGTGTCACGCGCCATGATCTGGAACGTGCCCTGCAGATCCTTGAGGTCGTCGCCGAGCACCCGGGACGTCTCGCCAGCGAGTTTGCCGGTGCCGGAGTAGTCCGCCAGCCCCTTCGCCAGCGCCTCGATCTGTGGGTTCAGGTCGGACTGGAAGGCCGAGATGCCCGCCTGCGCTATTTCGAACGCCACGAACGCCGCCGTCGCACGGCCCGCCCACTTCGTCGTCGCTTCCAGGCCGCGTGCCGCACGCTCCCCGCCGGGACCTGTGCCACGAAGCTCCTCGAGGGCGTCCGCGTTCGCACGGCGCATCTTCACCCAGCCGGCAGCACCGAGCGCCAGCACGCCGCCGAGGGCGGCCAGGATCGTCATGCCGCCGGACACCACCGGTGGCAGCTGCCCGATCTCGTCCACCAGCGCCTCAGCGGACTTCGCGATCACCCGCAGGCCGGAGTTCGCGCCGCCACCCGCCTCGATCGCCAGCGTCTCCAGCGACCCCTTGAGCCGTTCGAGGTCGCCGGCAAGGTTGTCGGTGAGCTTCGCCGCGGTCTCGCTGGCGAATCCGGCGTCGTTGACCTTGCCGATCCAGGAGTCGATGCCGGCGCCGCCCTGCTCGTACAGGATGCTCGCGCCACGGACCGCGTCGGCGCCGAAGATCTGCGCCATGGCGTTCGCCCGGACCTCCGGGGTCAGCTTGGACATCTTGTCCTTGAGCTGCTGCGCCAGCGCGGACAGGCCGACGAACTGGCCCTGCGCGTCGTAGGCGCTGATGCCGAGCTCTTCCATCAGGTCTTTGGTCTTGCCGGACGGCGCCTGGAGCATCAGCAGCATCTGCTTGAAGCTGGTGCCCGCGTCGGAACCGGTCAGGCCCGCTGACGCGAACGCCGCCAGGCCGCCGGTGGTCTCCTCGATGGTCAGGCCGGTCTGCGCGGCCACGAGGCCGGCCTGGTTGAGGGCCTCGCCCATGTCGTGGACGGTGCCCTGAGCCTTGCCCGCGGCGGCCGCGAGCAGGTCGGCGATGTGCGGGATGTCCGCGCCCTTGAGCTTGAACTGCGTCATCGCCGACGCCGCGGTCTCCGCTGCCTCGGCAACGTCCAGCTGACCGGCGGCTGCGAGGTCCAGGGCGCCGTCGAGGCCGCCGCCGAGGATGTCGGAGGTCGCCACACCGGCCTTGGCCAGTTCGGTGGTTGCCTGCGCCGCCTTCGTGGCGCTGTACTGCGTGTCGCGGCCCGCATCGAGGGTCGCCTGGCGCAGCTGCTCCATCTCCGCCGCGCTGGCGCGGGTGGCCGCACCGACGGCGGACATCGCCTTCTCGTAGTCCATGGACAGCTTGACCGTGGCGCCCGCCATGCCGAGCAGGGCAACGCCCGCAACGGCAGCCCCGTCGGCAACGGCATCGAGCTGGCCGCCCTTGGCGGCCTTGTCCATCTCGCCACGGAAGTCGGCGGTGGCCCGGCCTGCCTCACGCATCTTGCGCTGGTAGTCAGAGACCTCGGCGGTGAGCCGGACACCTACGGTGCGCAGCGCCATCAGGTCACCTCCGGTCCTTGGTGGTCGTCGTCCAGAGGTAGGAGCCCGCGTACGGCTTGGTCGTCTTTCCGCCGTCGGTAAGCGCGTTCCACTGCTCGATGCGCGCGTAGGTGGCCCGGCACACCTTGTAGGAGGCGGTGAACTCCGGGCCCTGCTCTTCGTGCGAGGTGCACACCCGCTGGGGCCGCCCGCACTTCGGGCACAGGCCCTCGCGGTACAGCGCCAGAGCGATCAGTTCGGCCCGGTCCAACTCGGTGTACCGGGGCTCCCGGACGGTGACCGACCGATAGAGCCGGCCGCGGCGGTCGTAGTAGTGCCGGGTCTCCTCGGCAGGTTCGCGGCCTTCGAGCTGCGACGGCGGAATGCCAAGGCGTTCGGCGACTTCTACTCGTCTGCGGTAGCCCGCCTCATCCTCGAAGCGGCGAGCGAGAAAGGGATGTTGATGTCACCGCGGTTCAGCAGCCAGGCGGCCATGTGCAAGTCCTGGTACTGGCTGCTGGAGATGACTCCGAACAGCTTCTCCCAGTCGTCCTCATCCATCTCGGGGCTGACGGTGCACACGCGAATCATGTCCTCGTAGAACGTCGACGTGTCGAGCAGGATGCTCTTGTCGGCCTCTATGATCTCGCCGTCGTCGCCGCGCCGAGGCGGATGCCGCTCCAAAAGCTCACGCCAGGTCGGACGGTCGTCGCGCGGGTTCTTCTTCTGCGGCAACGCGCGGAGAACGAACGTCTCGGTCGACTCGCGCATCTCTGCCTCGAGGGCTTCGATCCGTTCAGCGATGGCCGCGGCACCGTTGCCCGCGAGGCTGTTGCCAGGGTTGCGCTGCGCCTGCTCCAGCTCGCGTTCAGCCTCTTCATGCTCGGCGACCAGGTCGCCGTTGAGGCAGAGCTGGACGGTTCGCTCCGGCAGCCGGGCCTTGGCGATCTTGTCCTTGATGCTGCTCATGCGTCACGGCCCAGGTACTCCAGCGCGCCAGGCAGTAGGTGAGCATCGTGCGGACTCGGATCGCCACACTGACCCGCGCAGGGCGAAGTCAACTCAGTGGCCGGATCAAGTTGCTTGATGGCCTCGATGGTCGCCGCCGGAAGGCGCAGGTTCAGCTTGTCGGCGCCAAGCGTCAGATAGACCCTTGGCGGAAGCCCACCGCCTTCGAATTGCACCTGCACTCCGCCATCAACGATCGCGGAGGCCAGGTCAACGCCGTCGACCTCGACGTGCCAGGTGTTCTTGTCGTCCTTGAAAATCTCGACCTTGCTCATGGTTCTCCTACCCGATACCCGATGAAGCGCCCGGCCGGCGTCGGGTGGCACCGGCCGGGCACGAAAAAGCCACCTCGATCGAGGTGGCAAAAGGGGAAGTTGACCAGGTCAGGCGACGGCGGCGCGCAGCGACGGCCCGGTGCCACCGGAACCGGCGGTGATCTTGATGCCGATCTCGTACCGCTCGACGGTGTTCGGCTCGAAGTCGACGCGGGCGACCTCGGCACACTTCGCCGGGTACACCTCGACACCCTGAGCCGACGCCCACGCGGTGGCCTGCGCGATCGACCGGCGCACCACCAGGAACCCGGCCGTGTCCTTCAGCAGCGTGGTGAAGATCGTGTCCGTGCCGGACTGCTTCTTGAGCCGCAGCTTCGTGCCCGAGAACGACACCCGGCCGTTGTCGGTCGCGTTGAACGTCGACGCCAGCGACGACACATCCACGTCGGCCGTCTCCGGCTGCAGGCCCATCAGACCGTCGGCGGTGATCGTCGCCGTCAGGTCGATACCCGCGTTCAGCTCGGTGGTCGTCGGGGCGTTCTGGTTGGCGATGGTCGTGACCCAGTAGACCCGAATCTTGCCATCGCCGGTGATGTCCGGCATCGACTACTCCTTCTTGTCGGCCGCGGCCGTGCCGGGCTTCGTGGTCTTGATCGGCTCGGCCGCCGGGACCGGCGCGCCGGGAACATCGGGGACGCCGGGCGTCCAGCCGCGACCGGCCCACGCGTCGAGCTGCGCGGCCTCCCACGACATGCGGACCGCACCAAGCGCCGGGTCCTCGTTGCGGACCCACACGAAGTCGTGCCGGTCCGGCTCGTCGGCCTCGGTCCAACCGTTGACTTGAATCAGGTGGTCACGCAGCTCGGCGCCCTCGACGGGGGCACGCACGCCCTCCGGGTCGGCGAGCCAGTACCTGGGCTTCTGAGCCACGTCACACCCTCTTCAGTTCGTAGGTGACACCGGTGAGTGCGCCGGAGAACGTCACGGTCGCGAGTCCGGTCGCCGGGCTGATGGCGGAGAGCGGGATCAACGTCTCCCGCACGCCGGTCGCCGGGGCGGCCAGCGTCGGAGGCGTGCCCGGGTTGGAGGAAGCTGTCGCGCCGGGGTCGAGTACGACCACGTTGGTTGCCGTGCCGGTCGTGATGACCCGAAGCAGCACGCCTGCCGGGCCGAAGCTCGACGCGGCGATGGTGTCCGACGCCGTTGGGGTAATCGGTGCGGGCGTACTGAGCGCGCCCGCGCTGATGGTTTGTGAAGCCTGGAGCGCCACGGGACGCACCCCCTTGTGGAGTAATTCGGTTATGGATTCCGCCGAACAGCGGACGGTGATCTGGTGTGCGCGGGCCGTACCCTCACGGCCATGGATCGGGATGAGCAGATGGTCAGCGAGTTCATCGCCGGCCGTGAGGTGCCGGAGATCGCCGCGCGCTACGGGGTGGCCGAGGCCTACGTGGACCGGGTGATCGAGCAGGCCAGCCTCAAGCCGGCGCGCCGCAGCCGGGACTGGAGCCTCAACCCGCTCGGCAACCGGCTGCTCTACTCCGTCTTGATCGCGCTGGTCGTCAACCTGGCGACAGACACCTGGTTCGGCTGGGTCGTTGGCGCTGCGCTGCTCATGCTGACCAGCGCGATCGTCACTGCAGGCCGGAACCGCTAGGCCGGCAGCGACCGCCAGCCGTAGACGTGCACCTCGTCGAACACCGGGGCCCCGGGGATCTCCTCGTTGCGGCGCACCGGCTGTCCCTCACGCCAGCGCACCGGGAAGCAGATCCGGCCAGCCACGGTAGGCACCACGTCGAGGACCGCCCCTCGGGTGCGCGATGCCGTGGCACGCGCCGACTGGGCGGTGATGCCGACGTTGTGCACGTACATCGAGATGTCGAGGGCCGTGGACGCCAGCGTGAGGCTGAGGGCGTCCGGGGCGAGCAGCCCGTCAGGGGTCTCGAACATCGGGTAGACGAGCACGTACTGGGCGGGCGGGGTGCCACCGACCTGGCTGTCGAACGTCGTCAGGCCGGTGCCGGAGATCAGGGCCAGGAATGCGGCCGCGTGGTCTTCGAGGATGTTGCTCACCGGTCACCCTCCGCCAGCCGGACCGCCAGGTCTTCCATCGCGCGCGCGAACTTCGGCTCCTCCGCGCGGGCGGCCGGGGCCATGAACGGCTGCGGCGCCGACCAAACGGTGCCGTACTCGTTCTCGATGAAGCCGGCCAGGTTGCCGCCGCGGCGCTGCTGCTCGGGCCCTACCTCGCCCCATGCGCCGGTCGGTGTCGGATGGCTGTCGTAGGTGATGCTGCCGGGCAGCGACGGCACGTGCTCGATCGACTGGGCGCGCTGCCGTGCGTCGTTCTTAATGTTGAGCAGGCCCTTCGCGACGACCTTGCGCGTCTCCTCGGGCGACTTCGCGGCGGCATTCGCCAGGTCCTCGCCGAGGATGCGAAGCTCCCGGTCCTCGAACTCGACGCCCATCAGGACCCCGTGACCTCGAGGCACTGCACGCGGCGTGCGGTCTTGTGCGTGGCGTGCGCCAGGTCGTGGATCCGGAAGACGCGGCCGGGCAGGTCCGGGTCGTTCTCCGACGCGGTGATTGTGATCCGGTCGCCGACCTCAAGGCCGGTCACCGACATGGGTAGCTGCACCTCGAGGCGGAGCATCAGCAGCCGATCCTCGCCCGCATCCTCACGCTGGGCCTGGGCGGTTGCCTGCTGGACGCGGCACTTCCCGGTGTACAGCGTGGTGGCCGGCTCGGTGACCTCGCCGGTGGTGGTGTCCGTGACCCGGTCGCCGATCCGGATGATCGTGCACGCGTCTTCCATGCCCTCTTCGGCCTTGGCGCGGCCGCGGGCGAGGACGCTGGCGCGGGACATCAGGCCGCCAGGGGTGCCAGGCTGAACGTCCAGGTCGTAATCGTGATCGTGTCGCCCGTGTTCACGGTTTTGCTGGCCGTGAGCTGGGTGGAGAAGTAGAAGGTGCCTGCCGAACTGGCCGAGTGGCAGGAGGCGTCGGTGACAACCTCGCCGTTCGTGCCGGCCCATGACGTCCAGGACGGCTGCGTCGATAGCGACATCGACCCGGCCGAGGCGGCACCGAAGCCCATCGCCTGCCGGGTGGTCGTCGACGACACCGCGGTGGTGCCGGACGCGCCCGGGTCACCGGTGTGCAGCTGCGCGAACAGGGTGGCCGGGGCAGTGAAGGTGACGCCATTGCCGCCGCCGCGCATGCTGTTGAGCCAGGCGTTGGCCAGGTTGACGGTAGACAGTCCGCGGGCCATCTCACGCCTCCTTCATCAGGTGGTTCAGCAGGTCGGCACCGCGGAGCTCCTCGGCCCCGGCGGTGACCGTGTTGCAGCTGCCGTCGGGGCAGCCCGCCGCGCGGCAGCAGTCCATGTGCCGGTCGGAGGTGCCGGTGTCGAGCAGGTCGGAGAGGAGGCGGTCGGCCTCGTCGGCGGGGGCGGCTTCGAGGACGAGGCGGACCGCTTCGGGGGTCGGCCGCGGGAAGGCGTCCGGGTCGCCGCCGGCGAGGACGTGGCGGGGGTGGTCGTCGACGCCTCCGCACAGGTCGCAGACGCGCAGTGCGCGGCCGCCGCCGATGTTCTTGGCCATGGCTCTCCCTACGGTCGGAGCGTGATGCCCGCGTACGGGCGGGCGGTGGTTCCGGCGTTCGGCCGGTAGGTGATCTTTCCGCCCGCTGTGGCGCTGGCGGTCAGGGTGGCCAGGGCGGGCAGGGCGGCTAGGGCTTGCCGGGCGGGCATGGCCCCGGCGGTCAGCGTGGCCGTTGCGGCGAGCGAAGCGGCAGCGACCGCTGTCCTCTGGGAGGCGGCGGCCAGGGCGGCTGTGACGGCAAGTGCCGCACCGGCAGGCTGGAGCCTCGTCGCCCCGGCAGCCAAGGTTGCTGTGGCCGCCAGCGCTGCTGCGGCTGTTTGCGGGGCCGTGCCCGTATCTGCCCCGGCGGTCAGGGTCACGGTTGCGGCGATGCCAGCGCTGGTGGGCTTGGTTGCAGCGGTCGTCGCTGCGAGCGTGACCGTGACGGGCAGGGCGGCTGTCGGCTGCGCTGTCCGACCGGCTCCGGTGGCCAGGGTGGCGGTCGCCGCGAGAGCGGCTTGCGCAGGTCGCATCCCTGTCGCGCCGGCAGTGACGGTGGCGGTTGCTGCCGTTGCGGCTCCGGCGACCGCCACACGGTTCGCGCCGGCCGCGAGGGTGGCGGTGACGGCGAGGGCGGCCGCGCCGGTGACGGGCGTGCTTGCCGCGGCAACATCGAAGACGGCGGAGATCGTCTCGCGCTGGCCGTTGCCCCACGCGCCGGTATAGGAGATCGAGACGGTCGGCGACCAGGTGGAGGCCGTCACGTTGATCTGGTGCCCGACGGTGAAGTAGCTGCCGTCGGTGCCGGACGCGGCGACGAACGCGTCGGCGTCCTCGACCAGGGAGCCGGGCCAGGTCGCGGACGCGCCGGTTTCGCTGCCGATCGCGACCCGGCCGATCGCGGCGATCGTCACCTGCGCAGCGCCGGACAGCCCGGTCAGGCCGACAAGGGTGTCGTTGCTGCCGGTCGTGGAGTCCACGCCGGTGACGGTCGACCCGGTCGGGAACTCGTAGATCACGTAGTTGACGGGGTAGTTGGACCCGTTGTGCGTGACCGTGATCGACGAATCGCCCGCGCTGGTCTTGGTGAACAGGCTGCACTCGCCGGTCGCGACCGGGCCGGCCTGCTTCGTCCAGCCCGATGCCGTGTTGGTGACCGCGCCGTGGATGAAGACCACGAGCAGGCTGCCGGACGTCGAGGTGAACCCGAAGTTGATCGTGTGGCTGGTGGTGCCGTTACGCGCCGCTGTACCGGCCGCCTTGTTGAGCCAGGGCGGCTCGGTGGTGACCGCCACGTCAGCCCCTCGCGGCGATCAGCTTCACCGACCCGGGCGGGCGCCCGTACTGCCGCCGCAGGGCTCGGGCGAGCGGCCCGTCGGGGTCGAGGGCAGCTTCGATGGTGGCGGCCATCTCCGCGTACCGGACGCTGTAGTCGTCGATCTGTTCGCTCACGATCGCGCCCGAGCCGGCAGCGGTGTTGTAGCCGGTCTTCGCCAGGTCGAACACGACGCTGCGGGCGAGCTGCAGCCGCTGGTGCCCGACCGGATAGCCGTGGGTGTAGACGACGGTGACCGTGGACGGGGCGTTCCAGTACGGCAAGGTCGCCGACCGCCAGCCCATCGACCGCCACAGCCGGCCCCGCTGTAACTGCGCCTGATAGTCGGTGACCACGGTGGCACCGACCGTGGCGGAGGTGACATCCGTGACCGGCCGCTCGGGTAGCGGCAGGTAGAGACTGTTGTCGCAGACGTCCAGGTCGATAACGGCCTCGTCGTCGACGACCTCGATAATGCGCTGCCCGGCCGCGGACTGAACAACACCGGTAGCGATCTCAATAGCCAGGGTCGCTGTTGCGGTGTCGACGTCCTGCTGCATCAGGGAGGCAAGCTCCTCGGCTGTGACGAGCATGTCGGCCACGGTGCTCGCCTCCCTTCTGCTGTCTCAGCGCTTGGCGACGCCCGCGGCCGTGTTGGCTGCGGTCACCTGCGCCTTGCGGGCGGTCTCGGCGGCGGCGTCGTCGGTCTCCGGCGTCGGCGCGCCGGAGGTGACACCGGCGATGGTGTAGTTCTCGTTCGGGGTCGGGTCGACCTCGACGCCACGGAAACCGCGCGCCTGGTCCTCGTCGACCTTGGCCTGAACCTCGGCGGTAGACCTGTCGGCGTTGACCGCGTCGTCCTTGGCCTTCTGGCCCGCTTCGGAGGTTTCCGGGTGGTTCCGGTTCGTGCTGACGCCCATGACGGGCCTCCTTCTAGGCGTAGCGGGCGGAGACGGTCACGCAGACCAGCCCGCCCGGGTCGGCGATGCCGGTGCCGACCGCGGTGGACTGCCACTGCAGGATGTCGCCGGCGGCGACGGTGAGGTTGGCGGGCGTGCCGGACAGGGTGACGGTGTTCTCGTCGCTGGCGGCCGCGTTGACGCCGGAGTTGTACTGGATGGTGGCGACCACCGTGTTGCCCGCGCCGGACTGGCCTTTGTTGACCAGGGAGACGGAGCGGGTGTTGGTGTTCGCCCCGGTGATCGCGGCGATCGGGGCGTAGGTCACCGAGGCGACCGTGCCGTCCGAGTCGACGCGGAACAGGTTGGCGTTACGGCTGTTGCCGGCGGTCGCCTCGGGCTGGACCGGGTTCTGCAGGACCTTGCCGAATGGTGCGGTCATGGGTCAGGTCTCCGATCAGGACGCGTTGTTGAGGCGGGCGACCGGGTAGCGGTTGCCTTCGGTCGGCTGGTCGTAGTTCAGGAGGTTGGCGACCTGCCACCCGACGCGGAAGGTGAGACGCAGGGCGGTCATGTCCTGCTGGGCCAGGTTGTAGATGATCTGGCCGGTGTTGTCCTGGATGACGGCCTCGGTGAGGACCTTCATCGTGATGTCCTGGCGGACACCGGCGACGAAGTTGCTCCAGTCGCCGGCGAACGCCAGCGGGGTGCCGACGCCGGTGGGCCACAGGCCGCGCATCGGGTAGACGATGGGGGCGCCGTCGATCTCGGTCAGCGCGCCGTTGACGCGGCCGACGTCGGTCTTCTGGCCGGTGGTGTCGCGGGCGGCACGGAGCCGGGCGCGCGCGGTGCGAGCCGCGACGACGCCGGTCATGTCGAAACCGTCGGCCTCGATCGTGGCGATCGTGGCGTCGAAGTCGCCCATGAATCCGCCCTGTGCGGCGGTGGCGGTGCCGACAGTGACGGCATTGCCCGCGGCTGCCGCAGCAGCGGCAATGTTGGTCGGCCACGTGCCGGGGGCGTTGGTGCCGAAGAACACCGCCGAGTCGAAGCAGCGGTAGAACGCCTCGACGAGGTACGGCATCATCTCGTCCCAGATGTCCAGCTCGACGTCGGCGACGACGTTGTCCGGCACCGGGACGATCGCGGCGATCTCCTCGATGTTGAGGTACTTGTTCGCCCAGTTGACCTCGGTCGTCTGCTTCAGACCGGTGTCGCCGTTGACGAAGTACGCGACCGGCAGCGCGGACAGGACCGGGAACCGGACCTGGCTGCGGCCGACCGGCACCTTCCGGAACAGGCGCAGGGTCGCCGAGTCCTCGGTGGCCCGGCGAATCATGTCCCGAGAAACTTCCTCGGGGATCAGCGCGCCAGCATCGGTGCGGCTGACGAGGTTGTTGTACGCCACGTGAACCTCCTGGTTCGGATGTGGAGCAGCGGTCCCCGCGGCGTGCCGGGTGCTGCGTTCAGCTCAGGCCGGCGGCGCGCCGGATGAGTGAGTTCATGTCGGTGGGTGATGCGGCCGGGGTGCGGGCGCCACCGTCGAAGTCGGCCGGCTTGCCACCGCCGAGCCGCTTGATGCGGGCCTCGATGGCTTTCAGGTCCGGCTCGCCCTCGTCGGTGACGAACTTGGTGAGGTCGACGTCCTCGAGGTAGGCGTCGAGGGCCTGCCTGTCGATCTGGCCTGCGGCCGCGGCTCGGAACTCTGCCCTGACCAGTCGAGGCGCTGCAGCGCGGGCAGCTTCGGCAAGGCCTGCCGCTTTTGCCTCAGCTACGGCACGTTCCTGATCGCTCATGGCGGCCTTGCGAAGGTTGGCCAGCTCGCGCTCGGCGACCTTGCGTGCCCGGCGTTCTTCGGTGAGCGCGCGCCGGCCTGCGTCGCCGAGGTCGTCGGCAGGTTCGGCGGCAGGGGCGGTGCTGTCCTGGTCGGCGCCCGTCGCGGTGTCGTCGTCCAGCGTGGTGTCGTCAGCCATCGCGGCTGTACTCCTTGCAGATCGCCCGCCCTCGCGGCGGGGACGTCAGAAGATGTAGCGATGCAGCCGTAGGAGCCGGATCGCATCGTCGCGGTCGCGGGCTTCGCGGAGGATCTGCTCGGGCATCAGCCGGCGGCGCTGGCGGCCTGCGGCCTCACGCGTGTACTGGCGGCCGTCGGCGGTGTACATGCCGCGCCGGGCGTTGACCACCTGGGCCAGGTCCGCCCCGGCCCTGGCCGCCGCCGCCCCGTCCTTGCCGAGCAGGTCGTCCTGCTCGGTGCGGGAGAGGCTGCGGAAGTAGGCGTCCGGGTCGGTGCTGACGTCTCCGGGCACGTCTTCGGCGTAGGGCACGTGCCGGCAGTCGCACCTCGGATGCCGACGGAAGCCTGCATTCCACTGGTACCGGCGCCCGGCGAGGATCAGGCAGCGCGAGCACGTCTTCCCGACGATCATCCGCACGTAGCCGGTCACCTGAGGACGGGCCGCGATAGCCGTACCTACCGCCACGCGGCCGGCGTCGGCGACCTGCGTTCGGGCGATCAGGTCGAGCGTGAACCGGCCCGTCGCGAGCGCACTGGCCGGGGTGGCGCCGTTCTTGATCTGCCCCAGCGAGGTCAACGCCGGTTGCAGCAGCAGCGAGGCCAGGGGCCTGCCGTCGCTCGCGATACCGGCGAACGCTCCCGGCAAGATGCGCCCGGCGGCTTCCGCAGCAACGCCAGACGCGGCGAGCACGTCATCGACGTACAGCCCTGCTGACGCGGCCGCGGTCGCCTGCGAGGTGCCGAGAATCGTCAGCGCCTGAGGCAGCAGGCCACCCCAGGATGCGGCAATCCGGTCCCGGTCGACGTGCCGCCACAGCTTGCCCAGCTCGACTGCGGTCCGGCGTGCGAGTGCCACCTGCCGTTCGGCGTGCCCGGCGGCGATCTCCTCGACCGCCACGACCTACTCCTCGAGGGCGGGGGCGTCGCCGGGGATCCCGCGCCCGGCCGCCTGGGTGAGCTGCCCGAGCGGGTCGCGGGCGGCCTGCTCGTCAAGCTGCTTCTTCCAGCGGGCGATCTCCACCTCGGTGGCGCCCCAGCGCTCCCACAGGGCTTCGCTGGGCACGCCGAGGGTGGCCATTTTGGTCAGCGAGTCGACCAGCTCGCCCTCGGTGCGGAACTCCGGGTTGCGCCACTTCGTCTCGATGATCTCCGGACCCGTCGCCAGGCGCTTCGCCCGCCTGGCCAGGCTCATGGTGTCCTCGAATCCCTCACCGGAGGACCGGTTGCGCTGCCGAACCTTCGACACCAGGCCGGACTCCGACGCCTTCAGCGTCTCGCCGTTGACGTTGGACATCTCGCCGAGCAGGTACTGCGCCGGCGTGCGGGTACGGCTCGCGATGTCCTTGACGTCCTCGCGCTTCGCCGCCGAATACGGGTCCAGCGGCGCGGCATCCCACTGACCGAACGCGGTCTCTGCCGCGTCGGAGGTGACGATCCGGTTCCGGCCGATGTCGATGCGGGTCGGGTTGCCGTCGACATCCTCGGACGGGAAGCCCTTGGCCCACTTCTGCGGGAACGCCCCGAAGTCCTGGGTCATCAGCCGGTCGGCCAGCGTCTTGTTGATGCGGTCCTGGACCACAATGACGTCGGCCAGTTCGGACACGCCGCCGGTCAGCATCCGCGGGTTGTTCGCGACCTCGACCAGCGGGACCTCACCGAGCGGGTTCCGGGCCGGCCACGACTCGCCGGCCACCCGGCGCGGCTCCCACCGCGGATCCACGGTCGGACCAGCTGGCGGCTTCGGCGCCTCGTACTTGTAAATCTTGTCGGGCAGGTAGAGCGTGGCCATCTGCTTGCCGGTCCAGTCGTCCTGCCACACCTTCAGCCCGGCCGCACGCCGCCGGCGGCCCGAGCCGGGCTCGTAGGCAACGGTGGCCTGCGTGGGGTGCTCCGGGTAGATCAGCGGCTGTCCATCGCCATCCGGCGGGGCGACGAGCAGGAAGCTGCAGCCGCCGATCGCCGCCTCGAGCAGGATCTGGTCGGAGCAGGCGTCCAGGTTGTTGGCCTGCCAGATCTCCCACGTGGGCATGTCGGCGGCCAGCTCGGCACCGATGCGGAAGCCCTCGACGATCTGCCGCTCCACCATGGCGTCGACGACCAGGCCCATGTAGTTGCTGTTCGACAGCGACAGCAGCCGCGCGAACTCCTCCTGGGCCTGGTCGGGCAGCCACGGCAGCCGTGGCGGCCGGCCCCGGTAGTACGCGTCGTACAGGTCGAACCGCTTGCGCTGCTCCTGAAGCTGCCCGTACAGGTGCTTGACCCACCACAGCGGGCTGCCGACGGGATCGGGCTGCGTCACGTGCCCCCCTCGTCGTCAGTAGCCGCGGACACGGCCGGTCACGCGGGTCAGGGTCTTGCGTGGGGGAACCCACGCGTTGGCGGCGGTCACGTCTCCGGCGGCCTCATGGCACAGGATCGAGGTGATGCAGGCGTCGATCTTGCGGCCGTCTTCCGGCTTCGTAAGCACGTACTGCGGGTTGTCCTTGGTGCCGCCGGCCCGGGTCTCTTTATGGGTGGCCTCGACGTGCTCCGTGGTGAGCGCGCAACCGTCGTGCGTGAACGTCGAGTCGGACTTGAAGATGTCGGTCTTCAGGCGTTCTGCCGCGGCCTGCATCTGCGTCGGCCGCTGCGTGTACCAGCGCAGAACGACCTTCTCGCCGTACTGCTTCGCCCAGTTGTCGACCTCGGTCGCCCAGTACGGCGGGTCGGCGTACAGGCGCACCACCTGGAAGCGGCGCATCAGCTCGGCCATCGCGTCGTCGACCTCGAGGCGCGGGGCTTGGCCGTTCCAGTCGGCCGGGTTCCAGATCGTCGGCAGCTTCAGCGGCCCGTACGTCGGGGTGAACTGGTAGCCGTCTTCGGTCTCTGCCCGGATCGCCGTCCAGTCGTCGAGGTCGGAGCCGTCGAACCCGAGCACGATCGCGGTCCCGTCGGGCACCTCACGCGGCTTGGCGCGGGCCTTCCAGGGCTGGATTTCGTCGAGCCAGGTGCCGGCGCCGGCCTTCATGCCGTTGCCGAAGAACCGCTCCGCCTGGGTGACCTCGCCCTTCTCGATCAGCTCGGCAGCGAAGCCCTCGATCGCGTCGAGGTTGATGTGCCCGGACCCGGCGTAGACGACCTGGTGGATCTTCCGGCGTTCGGCCTTGTTCCGGTAGCTGAGGTGCTTCGGCGGCGCCCGGTAGAACTTGAAGATGTCTTCGGCCTTCGAGTTCCACGTCGTCTGGGCCTGGGACTTCTGCGTCGGGTCGAACGCGTTCGTCGTCTCCTGCGATCGGCCCTGCATGCCGGCGAGACCACGGTTCTGGGTGTCGCCGACGTTGGTCATCTTGTTCTGCTTGGTCCAGATGCCGGTCTCGTCCTGCGGCGCGTACGTGATCGGATTACCGAGCCGCGACTGAGCCGAGCTGGTGACCACGTCGATCCGGTTCAGCTCCGGGTCGTCGTCGTCCATCGTGCCGAGGATCCGGGTGAAGTCTTCGCCGACCTTCATCTGGTCGGACAGCGGACCCATCTTGATCATCGCCTTGAGCGGGCGGTAGATGTTGTCCGTCTGCTCCTGCGACGTCGCCGTGATCTGGATCAGCGGCGTCGGCCAGCGCATCGCCATCGGCTCGCCCGGCGCATATTCGTACTCCCAGCCGCACCCGCACCCGTGATCCGAACACGCCCACCCGTCGCCCTCGCCTGCCCAGCCGGCGAACAAGGCCGGGCCGACCGCCTCGATCGCCACACCGGTGGCCGACCACGGGCCCTTGCCGGTCTTCTGCGGGGCGATGATCAGCGAACGCCGGTTGTGGAACGCGGTCGACAGCAGCGGCTGCTCAGGGATCCACAGCGCGTCCTCGCGGACCCGGTAGTGGTTGAGCGTGCACCACTCCTGCCACGGGTACATCTCGAACGGAGCGCCGCGGCGGAACCCGTCCGGGACGACACAGTGCGCACGGACCCAGTCGACGGTGATGAACAGGGTGGGCCAGGAGACGACGAACTCAGGCGTCTCCACCGACGGCCTTGAGCCAGCGGTCACGGGCACCTGGAGCGGCCGGAACCGTCGGCGCGGTCTTCTCGGTGCGCTTCTCGGCCACCTGGTTCGCGGCGATCTTCCAGCCGTTCTCCTTCAGCCCGGCCGGCGTCAGCCCGACCTGGTCGGCGAACCGGTGCAAGCTGTTCTTGTCCGCGGCGGTGGCATCGCCGGACTCGCAGACGGCGGCCGTTCGGACCCACAGCGCCACGGTTTGCCAGCGCCACGGCTCGGTCGCCCAGGCCGCGGCCTGCGGGGTCTGCCACGCCCAGGCCCACAGGGCCAGCTCGCGCTCATGCCGGGCCTCGGTGGCCTCCGCGTCGAAGTCCTTGTGACGCCGCTTGTCCTCGAAGTAGATGTCGTAGACGTTGACCTTCGGCAGCGGGAACTCGGGCGCCTCGCCGTCGTAGCCCTCGGCCGGCAGGGCGGTCAGGGAGTGGCCGATCCGCGCCGACTTCAGTGAGGTCGGGTCCTTCTGCGGGCCGGACCGGTTTCGTGCTCCACCAGATGGCATTTCGATCTCCTCAGCCGCCTCGCGCGGCATCGGTTGGCCATCACATCGCGTGACGGTCCGTAGTCGTTCTGGAAGCCTGAACCTTGCTGACCAGGGAGAGCCCTCCCCGGCGGTCCTCCGGCCTAGCCCTGGAGGGGGTCACCCCCCACCCTTCGTCACTCAGCGTGAGCATGGGCGGGTCGTGCCGGGTGGTCTCGCTTCGTGTAGAAGCGGTGCGTCGGGTTGTAGTGCAGATACCGCTCGGTGCCTGACTCGTGCTGCTCGCCTTGTCGTCGCGCTTCGGCGATGTCCACGATGCGCATGCCGCAGGTGCACGTCAGGTCCACGTCAGCCTCCGTGTGCTGCGTGGTGTCCGTCGCCGGGATGGGGGTCAGCGTGACGGGCAGGGCGCACGCGTTGGTGACCTTGGCTAGGTCCTCGGCCATCTGGTTGATGCGCGCTTGGATGGCGTCGAGGTAGCTCATGCTCAGCCTCCGTGTGCTGCTCGTCCGCCTGCTGCTCGGTTGCAGGTGGCGTGCTCGGGTCCGGTCCAGCTCTTGCGGTCTGGTGTGTGGCCGAGGTCCCACGGTTGGCCGGGGAGGATGAGGCGGGCGGGCATGGTGCACACCTGGGCGTGGCAGTGAACGGTGCATGCCTCGACCTTGGGCTTCCACCAGGTACGCAGCCTGTCGTGCTCTGCGGTGTAGCCACGCTGCTGCCGTGTCCCGCGCTGCTGCTCTCGCTCGCTGCGGTGGATGCCGCATCGGCCCGTGGTCACGAGTTCGGGGCAGCCTGGCTGTGTGCACACGCGCATGGCTGGCATGCCGCCTCCTCGGTGGGCACGGGAGCGCAACTCCCCAGCCGCGCTCCCGTTTCCCCGCCCGACCGTCCGCCACGGTGGCCTGGAACGACGAAAGCCCCACCCGGTTGGGGTGAGGCTCGTCGTGGTGTTCACCGGAGGCACTGCTCCGACGTTGATCACATGTTGGATTCAAACGCCGCCATTGTCAACCGCCGCTGACGCGTGTCACTCCGCAGGTCGCCACTCTTCGCGGTAGTCGGGATGGCCGGCGTAGGGCTGGGCGAGCGCCTTAAGCATCTTGACGCTGGTGCGGCTGGGGTCGTCCCAAGACCAGCGCCCGTTGCCCCATTCGCCGTCGATCTGGTCCTCGTCGCCTCGGACGTCTTCGTGCAGTTCGATCAGCTTCCGCTTGGCCTCCACCTCGGTCAGGACGCGGGCCGGATCCCAGCGGGCGATGTGCATGGCGTCGAGAGTCCGGACTTCCTCGGACCGCACTACGAAGTGCGGGAGGTCGCCCAGTCCGCTGCCGACCGGATACTCCTCAACGCTACGCAGGTCGGCACGCCCGTAGTCGTTCAAGCACTCTTCCGCGACGGGATCGAGTGTGAGGACCTGGTCTTGATCCGGTTCGACCCACTGCCAGTGCTCGCCCGACGGCGTCCAGCCGTCGTGCTTACGTCGTGACGCCTCCCGCGCCACCTGCTCGTCCTCGTCCAGCCGGGCCCGCAGGAACACGATCAGGTCATCCACGACGCTCGCCGCCTTCGAGCCGTGGTGTGCGCAGCAGTTCGCTGGCGCCTTGGAATCGACTGACGACCTGACCTTCCGTGTGCTCACATTCGACGAACAGCGCCTCGCCGGTGTAGGTGTTCTCGTCGGTGGTGATGACGATCGGGTGCCGTTCGCCGGGGTAGTGCTCGGCGTCGATCCGGCCTTCCCAGCTGAAGCGTTCCCAATCGCCGCCGTTCACGCGCAACGATCCGCTGCGCTCGGGTCCGCCGTTGACGGAGATGAGGATTGTGGGGGCGGTGGGCATCTGGTCATGCTCCCATCTCGGCGGCCTCACGGGCCGCTCGCCTGTTCGCCGCGTCGAGCGCCAGCTGCCGAACGTCGCCGACGTAGTGCAACCGGGGCCCTCGCCGTGCGGTCTCGTCTCGCCACTGCTGGTCGGTCGCACCGTCGGTCCGCTCAGCCCATGGCGTCACGTGTTCGCCCTGCCGCCAGTAGGTGCGCAGCTTGGCGGGCCGCAGCACCCTGCCGCTTTCGGACCGGAACTCGGTGGCCCAGGTGCGGATCGTCTTGACGGGTACGCCCAGGGCGTGGGCGATGTCGCGTGCTGGTGCGGCGAGGTCGGCGGTGAGTCCATCGAGCCATTCGCGCCGGTCGCGTTCGGCGTATTCGGTCTTGCAGGTGCGGCAGCGTCCGACGTCCGCGCCGACCCGGATGTACACGTCGCCGTCGCACTCGGTGGACGCGGGCATGCCCGGTTCCCACGGCTCAGGGGTGAGCTCGACCGCCCCACACGGCCCGAGGTACTTCCGCTCGGGTGGCCCGGCGGTGATGTCGCGCATGGCCCGTACGCAGTCCTCGATGTCGCCGTACAGCTTGCCGACCTCGGCCCGGTGCCGCGCCCATTCCAGGTACTCGGCGAGGAACCACACGGCCAGCACGATGGGATCGCCTTCGCCGGGCACCGTCACGCCGCGCTCCTCGGCGATGTCCCGGGCCGAGGTGGTGAGCGCGTTCTGCACGGCGTCGAGGCGGGCTCCGGCGCCGAGGTTGAGCGGCATGGACGGGCCGGGCACGCCTGCCCCGTCTGAGCCGCCGGCGGTGTGCCGGTGGGCGATGGCGCGGGCCGGGTCGAGCAGTTCCAGGATGCCGTCGAGGTGCCGTCGGGCCCGGTCCCGGCAGCCTGGGTCCGCGTACCCGTCGGGCGTTGGTCGGTCGCAGATCACGCACTCGTTCTGGCTGGTCACGCGCCCTCCTCGATGCCGAGCTCGTAGCGGAGGCGTCCCAGCCGGATCGGCTCCCAGCAGCGAGGCAACCGGCTCAGGGCGGCGCTCATCGCCTCGGATGGGCCTTGCATCCAGGCAAGCGCGGCGACCTTCAGGAGCGAGGCGTCGATCCACTTGTCCAGGCGGGGGTGATGGTCGTGCTGCGATCCCGGGCAGCAGACCTCGACCAGCGGGTACGAGTAGCGGCCGACCAGCAACGGGCAGTGGGCGTGGGCGCGGAGGGCTTCGTGTGCGCCTCGATCGAGGATGGCGGCGAGGGCGATCTCGGGCCGGGTGGCGTCGATGTCGATCACGATGGCCGGGTCGTGTGCCATGCACAGCAGGCGGTAGTCGCTGCTCATCACGCCTCCTTCGGGCATTCGGGGCCGCAGATCCACTCGCTGCGGGGCGTCTGATCGATCGCGGTCACGTCGATGCACGTCGGGTGCGGCGGTTCAGCGTCGAACTGCACGCCGGCGAGTTGCCGAACTGCGATCGGGTGCCAGCGGTCGAACTCGCTCAAGACCCGGGCGAGGGAGTCGGGTCTGACCGGATTGGCAACGGGCCAGTCGCCGGTAATGCGCCATCCGAAGTCGGTCGCCATCACGCCTCCTGCGTCTCGGGTCGGGTCCAGCCGGCGGCTTCGATCTCGTCGTCGGCGGCGTGGGTGAAGACGTGGACGAGGGGCTGTCCGGGTTCGGGTTGGTGCCAAATGCCGCGGTAGGCGCCGGTCCAGACGGTGATGGCCTGGCGGGCGTCGACCAGGGCGACGTGAACGACGGGGATCACGCGTCCGCCTGCCTGCGTCGCGGCTGGACGTCGCAGGTCCGGCAGGTCTTGTCGTCCTCTGCCCAGCAGTGCGGGTTGAAGCATCCGGGGCAGTCCTCAGGCGTGCATCGCCAAGCCTGCGTGGAACGGCAGGCCTCAGGAGCCCCATGAGCGATCTCTAGACCCCTTGACCCCAGTCGGATAACGGCTGAGGGGGTTTCGGCCGCCTCCGTGGCACTCAGGCCGGTTTCCGGGCCGCTCTGGCCCAGCGGCACGAGTGCCAGTTGGTATCCGAGGGCGGCGAGCACCGGGCCGAGCGACGTCGGGTTCGGCGCGTAGTCGCCGTTCTCCCAGCCCCACAGCTGCGAGTTGACGGCGCTGGCGTCGCGGCCGGTGGCTTCGGCGATGCTGCGGGCGAGTTCGCGCCGGCCGATCTGAAGCTGGGCCCGGACCTGGCCGAGGGCGGCGCCGAGGCCTGCGGGGTCGTCGATGCGGATCATGTGTCCTCCCGGGGGATCAGCGCTAGGTCGTAGCCGAGGGCGTGGGCGAGCTTCACCAGCGAGCTGATGTCCGGCGTGCGCAGGCCGCGTTCCCAGTAGCTGAGCTGGGAGCTGTGCAGTCCGGCGTCGGTGGCGAGGTCCCGCTGGCTGATGCGCAGCAGCTGCCGGAGTTCGCCGAGGGCGGGGCCGATGGCGTCGGGGTTGATGCGGATCATGCGTTCACCTGCCGGGTGGCCTGTTTGCGGTCCTTGGCGGTGGTGGCGCCCCAGACGCCGTGCTGCTGCTGGGTGGTGAGCGCCCAGTCGGCGCATTCGTCGACGAACGGGCAGGTACGGCAGAGGGCCTGGGCTTGCAGGAGCTGGATGTTGTTGCGGCTGTGCCACAGGTCGGGGTCGTTGTCGGGGTTCTTGCAGGGCAGGCCGGGTTCTTGGATGAACGGCGGGTGCGCGGACCGGAGGGCGGTGAGCCGGGTGGCGAGCCGGGCGACGGTGGGCATCAGGACACCTCCCGCATGCGCTTCGGCCGTAGCCGACCGGCGGAGGCCAGGATCTCGACGGCGCTGGCCTCGCGTTTCGCGTCGTCCTCCCACCAGGCTCCGGCCGCTTCGCGCTTCGAGGCCTGCCAGGTGACAACGGGGGCCATGCCGGGCACGAAGTCCGGGTTGGGCTGGGCGTCCTGCTGCCGCTGGAAGGCCTGGTGTTCGCGCCGCCAGTGCTCGTGCCGGGGGGCGAGTGCCTCGGTGCTGCTTTCGGGGAGCACGTCGCGGACCTGGTGCACGAAGTCGCGGATCTCGGCGGATCGGTCGGTGAGCGGGCCGGCGGTGGCGGCGTAGGCCTCGAGGGCGTAGCGCTGCTCGTCAGAGCGTTCGCGTTCCCGCCGGTCGGCGCGCAGCTTGAGGGCTCGGCGGCGGATGTGGGCGGGCATCAGGTACTCGGTGCTCTCGCGGTGGTGCTGGGCGATGGCGTCGAGGCAATCGCCGAGCTCCAGGTCGCCGAGGACTTCGTGCCAGGCGAGCAGGTTGGCCTGGCCGATGGTGCGGTTGTCGAATCCGGCGGCCTTGCCGAGGACGGCGCCGATCTCTTCGAGGTTCATGATCCGATTGCCTTCCGGTCGGCTTCGGCTTGCATTTGGCGCCCGAGTTCGAGGGCGGCGTTGACGCGCTGGTCGGTGATGGATGGCCGGTGGTCGTCGATGGCGACGACGTTGCGGGGCCTCGCGTTCATGACCTGGTTGACGAAGCTGGGCAGGGTGCGCGGGTTGGAGCCCTTGGCCTGCCAGATGCGGATGCCGTGCTCGATGTCGCCGGGGGCGGTGCCGTCGCCGAGCATTTCGAGGACGAGCCGGCCGACGTCGTTGATCACCTGCCGGGGTGGACGCCGGTGGCAGGACTGGATCCAGGTGGCGACGATGCCCTCGGCTTGGCCGGGGTCTCCGAGGTCGCGATCGCTCGGCGGCTCGGGTGGGCGGCGGGGGGTCGGGGGGTCTTCCCTTCCCTGTTCCCTGTTCCCTGTTCCTTTCCTTTCCGCCAGTGAGCCCTCAGTGAGGCGTGCGTGAGCCGTCACTGATTCACTTGCTGGTGACTTGCGCTCAGGCTCGCTACCAGGCGTTTCCGCAGGCTGCGAACTTGCGCTGCTCCTGCTTGGCGGCGGTTCGGGGCTCTCCGGGGGCGGCGGAAGCTTGCTTTTCGTCGGCCGGTTGATCCGCTGGTGCTCATCCCATGTGCGCACACATAGGTATGAGCGCTCACCGACCTTGTAGCGAAGGATCAGTGAGGACTCAGTGAGTTCTTTCAGGTCCCGCTCGACGTCACTGGAGATGCGGTCGTCGAGGGGCCAGACGGCGGCCTTGATGAGCCGGGGGTCGTCGACGCAGCGGCCCTGGTCGTCAACGTGGGTCCACAGCCCGATGAACGTCAGCCGGGCCTCGACGGACAGGCCGGCGACCGTGAGCGAGGTGAAGAACTCGGGCTTCACGGTGCGGATGCGGGCCACTACCGGCCACCTCCTGGAGTGGTGCGGTACGGCACAGCGGTGTCGGGGTGCGGAATAGCGCACAGCCATGGCATCATCACGCCAGGGCTCCTTCCGGTTCGGGTGAGAATCGGTGTTGCCTCAGGCCGGTCGGGTGTTACCAGCACCCGATTCGGCCGTCTCAATTCTCCCAGGTCACGGGGCATGTCGATCTGCGCCGCGCCCATTCCCGGTGTATTGCTGATCACTGTTTCCCTCGCGTCTTTATCCACAGCCTGTGTGCAATTCCTGTGGGTGACGGAAATGCGCCCCAGCGTTAATTCCGGAACGCATTTCCGGGCAGTCATTTGCTCATGACGGTCCGCCCCGCGACCACTGCCGCATGTAGACGCGGTTCGCCTCGGCGCATGCCTGGTCGACCGGCTCGCCGCGCCGCTTGTGGCGCGACCACGCTGCAGGTGTCCCGCACGGCTTCAGACCCGCCTTGTCGACCGGGCTGTGGGTGCGGTGCCAGAACGGTGGTGGCGTCTCGTGTTCGTGCCACAGCGCCCGGAAAGCGGCCCGCGCCCGGCTGACCCGTTGCCGGGCCAGCCTGACCGTCACGCCCAGGGCGACGGCCGCGCCGTCGATGTCACCGGCGGCGGCGAGCGCCAGCAGGGTCTGCTGGTGGATGTCGGCGAGTTGCGGCCAGATCTGGAATGCCGCGTACCGGTCGATGACGGCGCCGCTGAAGTCGTGCGTGACCGTGTTGGACCAGTACTGGGCGAACCGGTCGGAGGCGCCGGTCGGCCCGTTGTAGCCGCCGCTGCTGGATGCGCCGTGGTGGCGTCGGTCAGTGGCCCCGGCATGCCGGACGGCGTTGAGGCCCGCGTACCAGAGATCCCGGCCGGTGGGCGGCTGCTCGACGGTGAACAGGTGTTCGACGATCGCCGACCATGCCTCGTCGTAGCGGTCGTCGTAGCCGGCCGCCGACGGGGATGCGGTGATGGCGGCGCTCTTCGCGAGGCCGTTGAGGTCGTGCAGCGTGTAGCCGTGCAGCACGTCGGTCACGCCGCCTCCCCGATTAGGTCGAACAGCGGGATCTCGACGACACGCGGCGCGGGCGGCGCGGCGACGTGTCCCTGATCGCGGCAGGTCCGGGCGATCAGGTCGCGGTGGAAACGGATGGTGGCCCGCCACTCCTCGAACCTGCCGTGCTGCCGATCGCGGATGCCGGCCGGGCTGGCGTCGTATGGGGCGCCGGAGCCGAATGAGAAGCCCGCAGTCCGGGGTAGCCGATAGTCGAGCCACGTTGCCCGCTCGGCCTGGCACGACTGGCACACCGGGATCACCGGGACTCCTCTCCTGCCGCAGCGCTCGCGGCATCCGGCACCGGTTCGGGCAGGGTGTGGTTGGCGTCGCCGGGCCGGCCCATCCGTCCGCAGTCACGGCAGGGGCGGGCGGGCGGCTTGCGCCGGTCCAGCGGGTCAGGCGGCAGGTCCGGGTCGGCGACGAAGACGTGCGGCTTCACGAGGCACCAGCCAGGGCGTGGTCGGCGATCAGGCGGCCGACGAGTTCTCCGACCTGGGCGACGACGGCGTTTCCACCGGCCGCAACCATCCGGGCGGCAAACCCATCAGCCATTCCGTCAGGGCGACACTGGGCCTCCAGCGCCCGCTCGCCTGGACGAGACCAACCAGCCGGCTCCCCGTCCCCGGCCCGTACCGGCCCATCAGGGTGTTGATGCCGCCCCATCCCTTGCGCCCCATCGACGCGGTGGGGGTGGGCCACCAGGAACAGCCGCTCTCGTGTGTGTGGCGCACCCACGGCGCACGCGGATAGCACCGTCCAGTCCGCATCGAACCCGTCCTCGGCCAGGTCACCGAGCATCCATCCGAAGGCGTCGGCGTCAGCAAGGAGAGCTGCGACGTTCTCCACGAGGACGTACTCCGGTCGTACTGCGCGAACGACAGCACGGAACCAGGGCCATCCCCAGCGAGCGTCGCCGGTGCCGCCACGGAGTCCGGCGGTCGAGAAGGGCTGGCAGGGGTATCCGCCGGCAACCAGTCGAACAGCGGGTCTTGGGTGAGATGCCCACCAGGCCGGGGCCGTGCGGACGTCGTCATGCTTCGGAACCTCCGGCCAGTGGCGGTCGAGGACGGTGCGGCAGGTGTCGTCGAGTTCGACCTGCCCGACACAGGTCCAGCCCGCGCGGTCCAGGCCGAGGTCGAGTCCACCGATGCCGGAGAAGAGGGACAGGTAGGTGAGGTCACCCATCACGAGCCGCCCTCGCCGCCGGGCTTGCGGTAGGACTCGTTGCCGACCGCCCTGCCGACCCGGCAGGTGTAGATGTCGCAGGGTTCGGCGAGCGGGCAGGGCTGCTGTCCGCCGAGTTCGCTGGGCGCCCCGCACCACGGCCGTTCGGCGCCCGGCTTGTCGGCCGGGTCCGTGCAGTGGCGTAGGCGTTCGTCGAGCAGCCAGTTGCGCATCTCAGGCGATCGGACCTGGGCCAGGTGGTCGTCGATCTGGGCGACCATGCTGGCCGGGTCGGTGCGGAGGATCCCGGCGGGCTGGTCGGTGGCGGGCAGGGCCGGGCGGCGGGTGAGGCGCTTCAGGAAGTCGAACATCAGGCCACCGCCGTGCGGCTCGGGCTGGTGAAGTGCCGGGCGTCGTACCGCTCGTCGAGGTCGGCCGGGTTGATGCCCAGCCGGTCGAGGACGTAGCAGATGTACTGCTCCCACTCGCCGTTCAGGGCGCCGCCCTCCGGCGTGTACTCCCACAGCAGGGTCGGCAGCTGGTCGGCAGGCGCGTCGAGGCCGAGCACGGCGGAAACCGAGGTGTGACCGATCAGCGCCAGGTAGCCGATCTCCGGCCGGTCGTCGCCGGTCTTGACCTCGTGGGTGACCTGGTAGAACGCGGCGAATGCGGCCAGAGCCTGGGCGGCGAAGCAGCGCTTCCAGTCGTCGCGGGTGCCGTTCTCGTCGGGCGTGGGGGCAATCTCGTGGGCCCGGTTCAGGAAGTCGATCGGGGTCATCAGGGTCTCCCGTATGTGGTGCGGGCCGCCGGAGTGTCACGGCGGCCCGCGAGCGATCTACTGGGGTGGGGGTGCCAACCGGTCCGGGTCGACGGCGAGGTAGTCGGCGCACCAGGCAGCAGCAGGGCTGCCGGTGCGGTCGGCGACGTCGCGCAGTACGGCGATCGCCGTTTCGTAGCCCTTGCGGGCTGAGCAGGGCTGTTCGCGTTCGATCAGGTCCAGCACGGCGGTGAGCCCACGATCGACGTCCGGGCCGAACATCCACGGCGCCGGAGGCCACCCAGCGGCATCCGCGAAGGCGCGGCGCATCTCATCGGTCAGTCCGATCACGACGCGCACCCCTCGCAGAAGCCGTCACCGCACTGCGAGGGCTCTCCGCAGGTGAAGCAGGCCGTCAGCGGGCCGCCGCACTTCCGGCAGACCCACTTGACCTTCACGGTCTGCTCGACCAGCGGGCGATCCCATGGCGGCCGGGGCTCGATGCGGTAGTCGCGCTCGACCAGGGCGAGCACGTCCTTGATGGCCGCTTCCATCCACGGGTCCAGGCCACCGACGGTGATCCCCATCCGGGACTTCACCGCGGCCCGCATCTCGTCGGTCAGCTCGATCATCGGTCGCCCTCCCTGGCGAGATCGGCAACGGTCAGTACGACCTCCCCGTAGCCGACCTTCAGCGCCGGGCCACGACGCAGATCCGGGCCCACCAGATGGCTGTCCGAGTCATCCGGCAACAGCCCGTAATCCACCAAGCCATCGACCAGCGCCTTCAACGTCGGGTAGTAGTTGTGGGCGTCGCGGCGCCGGTTGTCCGGGAACCGCAGCACCGCAACCAGATGCGCGTACTGCAGCCTCGGCAGGCAGGCCCGCTTGGCGTGCACCAGCCCGGCGTCACGCCAAGCCCGGCGGTCCGGGGTCTGCCGCCGGAGGTCGCGACGTTGATTCGCAGACAGCCACGGCGCTGGCGCGGGGATCGCCACCGTCCACGGGCCTGCGGTCGGCGCGCTCACTCGGCACCGCCTGTCAGCGTCTCCAGTGCCACGCCCGGGTCGAGCATCCGGGCCAGGTCCACACCCAGCACCGCGCAGATCGCCCGGCCCTCACCGACCGACACCTTCCGGCGGCGGCGCTCGATGTCGACGACGAACCGCACGTGCCGGCCGAGCTCGGCGGCGAGACGGGTCGACGACCAGCCGCGGGCGTGCCGGACCGGACGCAGCCGCTCAGCGAACAGGCGGTCCGTCGCGTCGGTGTTCGCGAGGGTGGCGTTCACTGGGCACCGCCGGGAACCTCGGCGGGCTCCGGCCAGTCCTCGGCCACCTCGCCCTCGATCGCGTCGCGCTGCCCCACCTGCGGCGGCACGTACGTCACGGGGGCAGCAGCGGCGGCAGGCTGAGGAGCCGACATCCGGGCTATCTCGCGCCGGTACTCGGTGCTCGACGGAACCCACTTCTCCAGCTCGTGCACCGCGCACTTCAGCCACATCGAGCGCTCCCACTTCTTCCACGGGGAGTCGGAGCGATTGTTCGACGGGTTCATGTCCCGGTGGGCGAGCACCTCCTCGCGGCCCATCTCGACCGGCCGGGACATGCCGCCGTCGAGCATCACCGCGTATGCCCACACGCCGAGCAGGGGCCCGCGCTGCTCCGGCGACGCGAACCGCTCGTAGCGGTGGATCGGGTGCGGCATGCCCTCCTCGTACTCGTAGAAGTCGTTCTCCCTGACCACCTCGGCCCGCACCGACTGGACGGCGCCGGCCCGGTAGATGCGCTCGATGACGCCCCGGTAGCCCTCCCAGCCCTCGATCGCGCCCTTGATGGGGACGAAGTAGTAGGCGGGGGTGCCGGGTTCGTGGCCGAGCCGGGCGCAGTCGAGCATCGCCGTCATCAGGGAGCCGGGGTTGTTCATGGCCGTGCGCATGAGGTTCTGGTCTCGGCGCAGCACGCCCTGCGCGAGGCGGACGAACGTGGCGGGCGGCAGGTGCGACGGCAGCACCGCAGCGAAGTCATTGCGATAGTCGGCGACCAGCGCGGTGGGCGACTGGTCCCGCTGGGCGACGGCGTTGGCGATGGTCTCAGGCACGATCGGCCTCCAGGAGTTCTTTGGCCCGGGCGTGCGGGCATCGGCGGTCTAGGTCGGTCCAGCCGTGCGCCTTGCAGTGACCGTGATGGTCGAAGTCGCACGGGTCCGGGTCGGTGAGGTCGCTGATCAGCTCTCGGATCAGAGCGAGGGCATCGGCGGCCGGTCGCAGCTCACGCATAGCTGCCTGCTCTTCCGGGGTTGAGTCGATCGGTGGTCGGGTAGCCGTCGTCGATCGCGAGCAGCTCGTCCTCGTCGGTCGAGGTGCGCTCGAAGACGCTTCGGGAGGCGACGAGCTTCTTGCCGCACATGGCCCGGTTGAACTCGGAGCCCAGCGCCGCGCGGATCTCCGCCTCGCACTCGGCGACCCGGGTCTTCGCCTCGTCCCGGTCGGCGCGGGCCTGCCGGTACCGCTCAGCCAGGTCGACGAACACCTGAACGTCGCCCTCGCCGACGGCCGGGTGCAGCCGGGACAGGGCCGACAGGGTTGCGTCGTGGCCATCCAGGTCCGGGATGTCGCCCTCGGCGAGCCGCCGGTGGAAGTCCTGCCCGGCGCCGCGCATCATCCGCAGGTCTTCCTCGGCCCGCTCGTCGATGTGCACGGTGTACGAGCGGAACCCGCCCGGCCCGAGGGCGGCGATGTAGACGGTGGAGGCGCCGAGAACGTCGGCCTGCCACAGCACCTGGGCCCGGTAGTAGACCGGGATGTCGTCGGTGCCGGGCTCGCCCCAGCCCTCCCATGTCGCCGACGCCACCCACTTAACCTCGAGCAATGCGACCAGCGGCCCGATGCCGGGCTTGTCGAGATCGCAGTCGGGGCAGATGGCGAAGGCGTCGACGCCGTCAACCAGGCCGCTCCCGTCGCACTCCGCGCACGGCAGGTAGAGCAGTCGATCCGGGGTGGCGAGCTGCCACGGCCGGTCCGGGTGTGCGTACAGCCCGGCCGGGGCCGCGACGAGGTTCTCGAGCGGGTCGTGCGAGGCCATCCACCAGTCGGCGATCGCCGACTCGAGGTGCCGGCCGTTCGACATGTGCTCGTTGTCGCCGGTGGTCCAGGCGTTGACCTTCTGCCAGTACAGCGAGAACGGCGACGCCCACCGGGACAGGCCCATCACTGCGGCGATCTCCGACGCGGTCACGCCCTCACGGCGTAGCTGATGCCACCGCTCGTCGTGCGGACCGGTGCCCGGCGGGAGCAGCTCGATCGCCGTCATGACGCCACCTCGGCCTCATGCGGGTTGCCGTCGAACCGGAGCCGGACGTCGTGCACCCACCGGTCGTCAGCACCAGCCTCGGCGGGCCACCACTGAGCGAGCCGGCCGCACTTCACGCACCGCCCGTACCGCTCGTCGGCGGCGTAGGCGATGTCGGCGGGGATCAGCTCCAGAGCGGCGAGGACACGCAGCACCTGCCCGGCGTCGTCGATGCTGTCCATCCCGGCGAACAGGTTGGTCCCGTCAGCCCGGTCCGGGTAGCGAACGCCGAGATCGGGACCGCTGCGGCCGCTGCGAAGACGCCACAGGCCCACCGTGAGGCCGTCCTCGCGCTCCCAGGTCAGCTCAACGGCCGGAGCCCCACGCCGGTTGTCGAGCACGGTGCGCGGCGCGGTGACGCCCTCCCGTCGCCGGGCGTCGAGCATCGCGCGGCCCACGGCGCGCCAGTGCGGGAACGTCTTCACCGGGCCACCTCCCGCGAGCGGTGCATGCGGAGGGCGAGCGCGGCCACGATGACGGGCAGCGCGTGCGGTTCCATGCGGACGGAGATTTCGTGCGCGAAGTCGATGTTTGCCTCGACGTCGTCCAGGCCGTCGTAGTCGGCGGCGGAGGCCAGCATCTTGTCGACGAGCTCGGCCAGGCCCTGGTCGAACAGGGAGCGGAAGGCGGGGGGAAGCTCGCTCACGACCGCACCTCCAGGACTGCGACGACGAACGTCACCGGGAGGGCGAGCAGGCCGGACAGGACCGCGTAGGCGATGAGCCCGGACACGGCAGCACGGATCGGATTGGCACCCCTAGCCAGGCCGTAGACCATGCCGAGGGCGGCGGAGGCAACGGCGAAGGCGAGCAGGGAGGCGAGGATTTCGGCGATGGTCATCGGGCACCGTCCTGCTCGCCGACGTACCGGGCGTAGACCTTGGACGAGGTGCCACCAGCCGGACCTACGCAACGCGCCTCGAAGGAGCCCGCCGGGGCGAACGGGTAGGGCTTGCCGTTGCGGATGTCGTTGGTGATCCGCCCGGCATTGCCGGTGGTGATGCCTTCGACGAGCAGAGCCCAGTCGCCGCGCCGCGCACGCATGGCGTCAGCGGCCGCCTGAAACTTCGATGGCCGCTTCTCGCGCGGTCCGGTGTTGCCGTGCGGCGGGGGGTTCTCCCAGCGGATGACGTCGCTCACCGGGATCCCTCCCAGCGCACCGCGCGGGTGATCGTGAAGAACTGCTGCATGACCCGCAGGTGCTGGTCGCGCGAGCAGGGGCACAACGCCCGCACGCACACCCGGTCCTGCTCGTCCAGGCGGGCCACGACCGGCAGGCCCTCACGCCGCAGCCGGTCCGCGATCCACTGCAGCCGCAGCGACAGGGCGGGCTCGCAGCCGGCGGCAGCGAACGCGGCGGTGATCTGCGCGCCGCGACGGGTGCGGGTGGTGCCGGTGGCGAGGACCGGGCCGGTGTAGCCGTCGGTGACCTCCCACGCCCAGCGCAGCAGGCCGAGCCGGAACGGGTGGGTGGCCGGGAACCGGGTGTACGTCGGGGCGGTCACTTCGCACGCTCCGACTTGACGATGTCGAGCGACGGCATCAGCGCCCAGATCAGGACCGCCCACCAGTAGCCGAGCGTCGGGATCTGCGGCATCCAGTGGTGGTGGATCGCCCCGACGGCCAGCATGAACAGCCAGCCCCGGAGCAGGGCGACCATGAAGCCGGTGAGCAGGACTTCGACCAGCCTGCTGAAGAACTTGCCGAGGGCGGCCCGCCGCGAGCGGCGGGCCTTGTCGCGGCGGATGATGCCGATGAGTTCGGCGCCGAGGGCGCGCTGGTCGGTGGCGTTCATCGGGCACCTCCCCGGCGGCCGAAGCCGAGCGCCTGGAGCAGGCGGGCGAACAGACCGGGCTGGCCGGCGCGGCGGTGACGGCCACCGGTCGGCTCACCGAGCCGGTACTGGTTGAACCGCTGCTGCAGCTCGTCGATCACCTCCAGGACCTCGGTCCTGTCCGGGTCGACACCGATCAGCGGCTGCTCAGCCGACGGGCTCAGCACCGCGAACGACACGCGCTCCATGCCGGGCTGGTCCGACCGCAGCCGGGTCACGTTGATCGGCCGGGTCGGGGCGTCGACGCCGCGGTGCACGGACATGACGCGGCCCTCCTTGTCCAACTCGATGACCCGCTGGTGGCGGGTCGTGGCGTACGTGCTGGTCACTGGTGGGCTCCCGTCGGAGTGGGGAGGGCAGGGGTGGTCACGTTGTCGATGCACAAGTCGCAGGTCACGTCCTGGAACCGGAACGTCGCGGTCTCCGCGTCCGGCAGCTCGCCGAGCCGGTCACCGCACGACAGGTCGCGGCGCAGCGTCGACGGCTGGTGGTGGATCGGAGCCGGCCGAAGCGCGGCCTCACCGCGGTAGACGGCCATCAGGAGGTCTCCGCCGCGCGCCGGACCGGGCAGTCGAACAGGTGCGGCCGGTCGGCGTCCTGCGCCTCGCACTCCGGCGAGCACGCCGGGTCGCCCTGCGCGTCGGCGGGGAGCACGATCCGCTCGTGTTCGATCCAGCGCGGGATCCACTGCTCGGCCTGCGGCTCGCCGGCGATGTAGTCGAACGCCCACCGGTCGCCGTACTTGCTGGCGAACATCGCCGCCCGGCATGCCTCGTACGACGGGCCGACGATCGTCACGTAGTGGTCGAGCAGGTGCTTGCCGGTGGTCGGGTCCGTCTGACCGTGGCCGAACGAGAAGTAGACAATGACCTGGGCGATGGGCTGCGTCAT